ATCTCAAAGCCACCACGCATCCCCGGCACCGGCAGCCAGATCGCTTCCGGTGCCTGCGGATCCGTGAGAATCCCCAGATCCACCGCCTCCCACGCGGGAAGCGTCAACCCGAACTCCTCCGCCCGCTTTTCAACAAGCCGCGTCAAATGTTCCGAATGCGGCCCGAACTTTTCCGAACCCAGCGTGACGAATGCTCCTCGGGCCACAAAAGAGTCCACGGGTCCGCCGAGCTCCTTCACGATCTGCAGTGGCATCGCGCACTCCGGATCCGCGGGGTCCCAATCGTTGATCCCCGGATCCCACGGCATCGCCTGCGCGAAAACGTCGAGCGCCGCAGCAAACTCCCCCGCCCGTAGCTGCCCATGCACATCCGCCACCTGCTTCTTGAAAGCGTCGGTCTGCTCGAATGCCCGCCACTCGTACACATTGTCCATAGCGCCATCGTAGCGGATGGCAAGGGTTCCAGCTTCACCAAGCTCATAAAGCTAAAGTTATACAACAAGTGAATTATTCCCCACCCCAACCAAGAATGAAAACGGTTGCAGAATCACGACGAGGGCATTGCAGAATCACAACGGCGCAGGTCAACTTGGGTAAAATAGTTTCTCAATTAACGTCTCTAATACACTGTGGGACGTTAGAATTCAGCCAACGCCATCTACTATGCGAGAATAACCTTCGCACTCACTTCTTTCCCAACCTCTTAATCCCTGTTGGGCATCAAGAAACCCCCACCCGATTACGCCAAGAAACAAAAAACCCGGCTTTCTTTGGGGGCGTCCTTGAGGAACCCCTGGAGCCTGAGGGGTTAAGCGCTTAACCCAGCCTGAGAGACAAGTAAACCACCTGGTAAAACATTACTTTACCAGGGGGTTTAGTGGAGCCGCCTGTGAGAATCGAACTCACGACCTTCTCATTACGAGTGAGACTCGTATCGGCCTTGACCTGTGGTTTCAACGTCGATGGTCAGTCAATGGTCAGTCTGCGCTTTCAAATAAGGAAATGGGTCAAAAATTCCCTACCCCTATCTTCCGGTGCACATGCCCGACCAGAAGTGGGAAATGCTCCCAATCGACAGACCTCGGGATAGCTTGGAGGACACAATTACCCTACGGGACGTTGAACTTCAGAAACAGTGTTTCCTTCGTGTTTACATAACTAGACCAACTAGTCTTTATGTACCGTTAGGTCTATTTAGTCCATACCAGCTAGAAACGTACATACCTTAAGGTAAACTAACTAGACTGCTTAGTCTCTCGAAGCATGCCTACCAGTCCGTCCCATTAACCTACGGTACCGTTCCGTCTACTAGCTGTCCGGCGGCCTGCGGGGCCTTGCTAAATCCATCTGCACTCGCTCCACAGCACGCAAATCGATATCCGGCGGCGGGGGCTTCGCACCACCTGTGATCCACTGATCAACGCCACGGACAATATCAACGAGCTCATCAACCGCACGAGCAGCCTTCACACGATCCGCGTTAGCTACACGGGCCTCGTCACGGGCCGCATCCGCCTCCTGACGCAACTGCACCATCTGCGCTTCGAGCTTGTCCAGGCGCTCCTCTTGCTTCTGGATACGCTCCCCTTGCGACCTGATGAGCGCGTCAGCTTGTGTGGCTGCCACTTCCTCCCGTTTGCCCCTAAGTGTGAGCCACCCGGAGATAGCAATAGAGATCACGCCAATGATGCCGGTAAAAAAATTCACATCCAGCTGCGTCATTTTGTCGCCTCCCCGTGGCCACGCCCAAACAGCAAGGCGCACGCAAGGGCGGCGGCAAGCAGGGCAGCATAATTTTTAGCACTCACCCAGCCCCGGCCACCGCTAAATCCGTAGGAGACACTGAACGCCGCCAGCATGCCCGCCAGTAGGGCGGTACCGGTGGTGGCGCAGACCCGGGCCATTTTCCCCACCCAACCGTGCCGGGGCAGGATTGCCCCCAGTGTGAGCAACAAGGCAATAAACCCCCACGCTAAGGCAAGGTTCACAGGCAGCCAGACGGAAACCGGGTCAAGGCCGGAGGGCTCTCTTTCCGCGTAGGCGAAAGCCGTCGCCCATGCCCAGATCGCCCAGCTGCCAGAGATGAGCCGGAGCGCGAGTGAGGATACTCTTGGCCATGCGAGCATGGCATACCCCCTTCCTAAGCCATATCAGCCAGAGTGGTACGGGAGTGACACCATCGACTCCGGTGAGCTGGGGCGGGACGGTTTCGACGTAGGCGATGGTGGTCTGAGTGGACCATTTTGCCCAATAGAGGGCGAGCAGGCGGGGTAGCCAGCGCTGCACCACGCTGGCGAGCCGGCCTCGTCTACACCTCGGCACGGTGCGCCCCCTCGTAGCGGGTGCTGCCGCCGTCATGAAAGTACGGTACGGGGGTGTAGTCCAGGTCGTGCGGGTTGGCCACGGCCAACCCGGCAAGCTCATTGGCTTCTGCCCCCGCAGCTAGCCCGCCCTCATCAACCGGCGCGGGCGCTTCGCCCTCTAGTCGCGCGGCCATAGACGGAGTGATCGCCCCCGGTGTGCCAGCATGGACGACAATCTGGCACAAGCCGATAAGCAAGGCGACCGCGACGCTTGCCCATTCTGGCCCGTCGGCGATGTAAGCGACCGCCACGTTCGCCAGCTGCATGATCGTGCCCGCCACAGCAGTAATGGTGTCTTTGCGCCGCGCCCACCACGGCTGGGCGGAAAGCGCGTTCTCCACTGCAACCTGAATTTGCGGGTTCATTAGTGTTCCTCCTTGAATGTCTCGACGTCCTCGCGAAGCGCCTCGATCTCGGTGAGCGCCACGGCGATCATCTCCGGGATGGTGCCGTGGTCTCCCGGCTTCGACCTGTAGTTGCGAACCAGCTGCGAGATTGACCAACCGCCGTACTGTCCGGCGTCGCGCCCGCCGGTGAGCTGCTGGCGGATGTCCTTCACGTCGGAGATGACGGGGCCGATGAAGCCTCTGACGAAGTCGGTGAAGTATTCCTTGGTGAGCAATGTGCTCTCCCCTTTCTTCTTGTTGGTGCTGTTGAGGTAGTCGCGGACGTAGCCCAGGTACACGTCCCACGGGAACCCACTGCCTGGGTCGACATGGTCGGTGCCACCCCACGCCTGGCCGGTTTCCAGGTGCCCAGTGAAGCCTTTCTTCTCAGCGCGTAGATCAGCTGCGGACAGTTTGACCGGTGGGATGCTGTATTTGCGGCACCACTCGGCGTCGCGGGCTGCTGCTTCGCGCAGCATGGCGTCGTATTTGAGCCACTGGGCGCGGGTTTCATTGCCCCACATCACGAAGCTGCGGTGTAGGCCTATGTCGTTGCCATAGTTGCCGGTTGACCAGGTGACCCAGTCGTCCGTGTTCTCGATCAAGTGTTTGATCGTGGTGTCTGTGAGCTCGTGATAGGAACCCGACCTACTGTCGATCTGATACTGCGCCACGTTCTCCGCCGGTGTACCAGGGGTGTTGACGGTGACGTGGATGATGATGGTTTTGATGTGGTGGGTGGGCCTGGGCTTGCCGAAGGTGAAGCGCTGCGTCCAGTTGAGTACGTTGGCTGCGACCGCTGACGCTGCCCTCACTGGCGCTGGGGTGTCGCCTACCCACCGTGCGCCCTTGAGCATGTGTTCGGGGTTGAGCCTGTTCGGTCCGGGTGGCGCCCAGGAGTAGCGGTGCCACTCGAGGTGCAGGTGCGGGGCTACCCCGCCGTTGGTGCGTGAGTCAGGGTCGATGCGGGCGATGCGCTGCCCCTCGCGCACCTGCTGACCCGCGCTCACCTCCGGGATGATGTGCCCGTAGACGGTCTCCCCGCCCCCGTTGCTGGCCGGGTGGTCGACAGTCACCCACCGGCCAAAGCCAGACGCAGCACCAGCACGGGTAACGGTGCCGTCCTTCACCGCGTACACAGGCTTACCGCCGGACCCTCCGGCGAGCCCGAAATCAGTACCCCAGTGGAACCCTCCACTGCGCTGCCCGAAGTGGGATGTCACATAGAAGCCTTTTTGCACTGGCATTGAAGGCACAGGCGCCTCCTTTCCTTTTTTGGGTATAAAAAATGCCCCTCGTGTGGGGGGCTTAGTTAGTCTCGGTGTCCTGGTCTGCGGCTGGTATCCAGCGTTGACCCATAATCGGGTGCACCGTCGACGGGGCGAACATGATCGCGCCATCACCCGTGGCCTGCCACGTCTTCTTCTCATACGTGACGATGTCACCGTCGATATAGGCGCCGGTGATGTTCTCGGGTTGCTTCCACGGTGCTCCTGCCTCCGGAGCGTTGTTCAGTGCGGCGCGCAGCGACTTAACAATTTGCGTTTCATTCGCCCAGACGTAGGGCAGTGCTTGGCGGCGTTCGCGTTCGCGGTCGCATGCTGTGGAGCGATCCCACAGGCGACGCTGGTGGGTTTCCAGCTGCTCTGTGGTGATGGTGGTGAGGTCCGTGTCGAGGGTGACCTCGATCTGGTTTTCGGCTGTCGTGTCGGCCATGGCCGTACTCCTTATCTGTTTGTGATTGATCTGTTTGGCTGGTTATCTGGGTACGATACTTTTACATTGGTCGCCTCCTTCTTACACATATCGGTATCTAAGATCAGGCAGTAGTTCCCGGGGAAGCGTTGGGATACTCGGTGTTGACCCATCCGGGAACTGGTACGTAGCAACGTAAACATCAAGACACGCATACCCACCATCGCGGAAGTAATAGGAAGGGTGGATCTCCTTTTTATTTTTGTAGTAGCTTCCGCCGGTTTTAACATCGACCACACCGTTGCGAAACGAAGCGTAGCCAACGTTCACGTCACCTTTGTCGGATGTCGCTTTCCACGCGATGCTCCCGTACCACGCCCCATTCACCTTGATAGCGGGGTTATACTGCCTTTCCACGGTGGCGTACTCTTCGAAGCCTTTATCGGCCACAATGTATCTGCCTTCGATGTTCATACAGTGCTTAAGGTGACCCAGCCCCTCCACTTTTGCTTCATACTCCGCTTTACCCGACGAGTACGTGCTTAAATCAAACATCCGATCCATCACCGTGTTGTAGGAGGCGTAGTCAGGTTCAAGTGTGAACTCCCCGATCCTCTGAACACATTTAACACTGGAGTTTGGATGGTTGAAATAGAAATTCCCCAATGTTGCATATTCCACGTCCTCTTTGAACTTGATGATAGAGGTGATTCGTGTGGGGCTTGTTGGTACCGTTAGGTTGTCCACCAAGTAGTTAGCTCCCGACCTGTCGTATACAGAGTCCTGGACTACTATTCCATCTTTCCACGAGCCTCCGGCTAATGACCGATCAGTGATAGTGCCCTTTTCTACCGCGTGGGCGCCGTTTTGGTCTCGCATCTCGATATAGAGCTTGGACCCGGGCTTTGAAGCCCACAATTCGATTTGTAGCCTATACAGCGTGTTTTTCTGTACTTTCACAAGCCTTCTGGGTGGAGAATACGTAACCTGGGCGTTGATAGCACGAGACAACGCAACATACTGGCCTTTCCCGTTGAAAGAATAGATTGCTCGACCACCGTTATCCATGTACCACCACACGGGCTCCGGGGGGCCATCAGGGGTACGGGGCTCGGAAGCAATAAGCGATGCACCAATCGGGATAACCGTATTAGCTTTCAGCTCTTTGACTGTGATGGAATCCGCTTTAATCTTCGAGGCGTCAATGGACCCGGCGCCGATGTGGCGTGCGTCAATAATGCCGCCGGTGATTTTTGCGGCATCCAGGTTCGCAATGACCTGGTCACCCATGGTTTGGGTTACCCAGCTTGATCCGGTCCACCTCCACTGGCCCACAACCGTATTCCCTGAGTACATAAACCAGGTGTCGCCTGGGCGCTCGCCACGAGTGGAACCAGGGGCGCTGGCGGCGTACCACACACGGTTCTTCGTGCTCGCGGATTCTGCGGCAATGGCAGTCGCAGCCGACACAGACGCCTCCTCCGTCACAGGAGACCAGGAGGCGGTTCCATTAGAAAACAGGGTACGGATCGTCACCCACAGCTTCTGACCCACCTGGTAGGCAGGCTGCGACGTGGACCAGCCCGATGGGTTACCAGTACCTGTGGGGGTGCCGGGTTTCGACCCAGCCCACCGCCAGAAATGCGTCACCGATGTAGTCGACACACCCTGGGAACCCGTGGCACCACGCGGACCCTGGGGGCCTCTATCCCCTTTAAGGCCCTTCTCTTCCCACGCAGACCAGGCAGTGTTGCTAATGGATCGTCGGAGGTAGAGCTTTCCGTCTACTTGCGCCGTTTGCTCCACCGGGCCACCACTGAAATCGCGCCATGGAACCGTGGTTTCAACAGTCGTAAAGTTAGCTCCCCCTGGTAGTCCTACAACCCTTTGCCCTTTGAATTCTTTAACGGTCGCCTGCGGATAGTTCTTGATATACCACTCCGGCGTTTGATTATCATTACGCGTGTCATAGATTCTTCCGCCATCTTCACCCTTTTCCCCCTTAGGCCCTGTTGCACCCTTGGGGCCTGTCTCGCCGATCATGCCGACCGAGTAGCCGGTTTCTGATGTCTTATCCGAGTAATGCCATGTAAACCTCGTCCACACGAAATGCCCAGCAGGAACGTTGGCAGGGGGCTGCACCTGCCACCCGGACGATGGGGCTGTCGTGCCGGAGGTGGATGACGCATACGCCAACTCTGTCCGAACTAGTGTTGTACCGTCCTTACCCGGCCGACCATCACTACCCGTAGCCCCCTTCGGGCCTTGGGCACCGGTAGCACCACGCGGACCCTGGGGGCCTGTTGCTCCGGTGGCTCCGGTGGCACCTTTCGCACCCTGGGGGCCAGTCTCACCAATCATGCCAACCGAGTACACATCCTCAGCTGTGCCGTCCGTGTACCGCAGCACAAGTTTCGTCCACATGAACTGGCCAGGCTTCGCGGCCGGTGGCTGTGACTGCCACCCGGCCGTGGGGTGTGCTGTCCCGGAGGTAGACACAGCATAGGCCACCGTCGTGGACGACACCCCCATCCCGTTCTTGCCCGGCACACCGTCCTTACCCGGCTCCCCCTTGGGTCCTTGGGGACCACGTGGTCCCTGCGCACCGGTTGCCCCCTTCGGCCCCTGGGCACCATTCTTGCCCGTAACCAGCACAGGTGCCGACCTCTCCACCCGGCCGTCACCGAACCAGGTGACCGTACGCTGCCACAACTCGCCGGCCTCGTCCCCAGGATAGGCCTGTGACCACCCCGATGCGGGGGCCTCCACCCTGGACGTGGACGGGGCGTACTCCACCGCTGTATCAACCACAGCCTTAGCCGCCGCATCCTTCGCCGCCGCAGCATCAGACCTAGCCACCACACCATCCTGCCTAGCAGCAACAGCCATGTCGCGAGTGTTCTTATTCTGCGCTCTACGGGTGGCTGATTCTTTGGCTATGGCTTCTTTGATGGCGCGGTTCTGCTCAGCGACAAGCTCATCATCACGGATTGTTTGGCCGCCGATATGCACTTTGACGCCGAGGGGATCATGCTCGTTGGTGGTGTGGGTGATAGCTGTGACCGGTTGGCGAATCACCCGGTCAAAAACCGTGACATCTACGAGGTCGCCGACGTGGAAGTCCTTGCCTGGTGTCCATCCGCCAAGCCCTGCACGCTCAATGTCACGCTCGAAGAAAATATCCTCCTGGACCTTTTTCTGCGACTGGTCGAGGACGGCTTCGAGGTTGGTGTAGCCGGCGTTGGTGTCGACGGTGACATCAGCGCGGACGAAGGCCACATCAAACCGGCCAAGCCCCTCGGCCTGCGGTGGCTTGTAGACGTAGCCGTTGGTGTAGCCGTCGTCGGTGTAGTCGTCCTCTGCGAGTTGCTTGCCCTGTGGGAGGATCACATTAAAGGCACCGTAGGTGTAGACGGCGGTGCGGGCCCCGATGGTGATTTCTCCCCCGTCGGCGGTAAGGTTTACGCTCATTATTCAGTCTCTCCTGTACTCACATTGAAGGTGATCTGTGGCTCACCAGTTTTTGTGGGTAGCACCATGGTCGCGGTGATTCCCACACCGGCGGCGGTTGCCCTCGGTGCGACCACATCCCAAATGAATCCGTCGTCGGGTTTGATCATGATTTTCTCCGCATGACCACCATGATTCGTCACAGTGACACTAAACGGCGGGGTACGCATGCCGAGGATTCCGGCGACTGCATCGACAGATTCGGTGATAATCCGGCCGATCGCCACCTCCGCATAGTCGAAAATCACTTGGTCCGACAGGTACGAGTCGTAGAAATCTACCTCGGCAATAGCACGCGGCACCATAAACTTCGCAGTCTTGTCGGTTACCGCCAGCCAGTCCTTCTCAAAGCGGTGGAACTTAGACTTTTTCCACTTGGCGGGCTGCGTCGGACACGGAAGCTGCGTCAAATAACTCACGACATCAACCCCGTGGACGGTAATGGACTGCAATTTTCCGGCCGGGCCGGTGGCCATGCGCTGCGCCACCCGGTAGCACCACGAGGAGCCAGGCCGCTCCACAAGAACAAACCGTGTTCTAGGCGTCGGCGTAATCGCCCCGTTCTTCTCCACACCAATCGTGTCATCCACCAGCGCACGCGCCGCAGGATGCACACCACCTGTAGCAGTGGAGACAGGGAAGGTCATCTGAAGCGAGCTGATCGCATTGCGCTCGCGTGGCGCCTGCATCTCCACCGGGTGCGGAAGATCACACAGTGGGTAACCGTTCTCGTCGAGAAGCCCCACATACTGCCCCTCCGACTCCACAAGCGCTTCACGATGCCCTGCGAACTGTGCCCAATCTACAGCCACGGTGACCACCTTCCAATCCTCCACGACGCCTGACAATTTGTTAACCCCAGGTGGGCTGTTGCCCCGGGCATCACCGGCTCGGTGAACGCCTCCACGCTTTTCGACGCCGACACGTTCACCACACCCCCGGTGCGGACAACAAGCCCAGACTCTGGGGAAGTGTCCAGTACCGAAGCCTTAGCAACCGTCGGCAGTGCGGTCACCAGTCCTGAGGGCCACGTGACCGCCGCTGTCCCCGACCACGTGATGGTTGGCCACACCGGCACATCACCCGTGTTCTCAATGGTGTCCCCGGTGTGGACGGGGGAGAGCCATACTCCGCCGTCACCGACCAGGGGGACCGTCATCTCCACAAGGGGTTCCCCATCGGGGGCTACCTCCGGAGGAGGAACTGGCCCACCTAGCCGTACTGGCAGTGACCAGTCCCCCACGATGATTTCTGCAAGCTTGCGGAAAGAAAACCAGGCGGCAACAGCCCGGTAGCCCGGGTTGGCGTCGACAAGCAACCGCAGCTGCCCGTCCACCGGCGGAGTGGTCAGCCCATGGACAAGCCTGCCGGGAACAAACCCCGACGTGGAGGAAACCACGTCCGGCTTGGCCACCAGTCCGTCCACCCCACCAGAGGTGAGAGTGACAGGTGATGGCCCCGCAGGGGACACATCATGGGTGACGCCATGCACGTCACGAACACCAACAAGCACCTTTTAACTCCTTGTTTTGAAATAGTTCCGACCGTTATTCCCCTCAAGGACCGTCACCCTCGAGGACACACTCGCCAACTGCTCCTGCAGCGCATGCCCCACCTCAACCGGGTCCATCACCGTGCCAGGAAGATGAATCTCCAATGGTGGCAACTGGGCCACAGACCGCTCAAGATTGGTCAACCTGCGGTCGATCTGCAGGTCCAACTGGCGTGTGCGCTCCGCCGCCAACTGCTCATTAAGAGCACGGGCAACAGCCTCATCACGCTCCCGGCGCGCCTGTTCCACATCCTCACGGGTGGAGTAGCGGGTGCCGACCTGGGGAACATCAACCTGGGCGACGGCACGGCGGGCGATCTCCCCCACCGAGGTGGGAGAAAGAATCTGCTCCGCCAGTGCTGCGGCGAGCTCCTTGCCCCACGCTGCTGGCACCTTGGACGGTGGCAATGTTTGGGCTGTGGGGAGGTCGAAGCCCAGTGGCTTGTTTTCCAGCTTGTCGTAGATCCCTCGGGCCGATTGGGCGATCCCCTCAAGCTCTGTGACCTGCTTGCCGGAGGATTCCGCCAACCTGGTGGACTCTCCCCTGGAGAATTCCATGAACTCCCCGAGGGCTTTGCGCACCTCGTCGTCGCCCGCGCGGTAGTACTTGGCGGCTGCGTCGAAATACTCGGATTGCGCTGCAGCTGCGGCCTGCTCCCCACGGGCTTGCTGCTCCCTGGGGGCGTAGGCGGCGTCAATGGCGGTGTTGGCCACATCGACCTGCGTTTCCGCGAGCGTCTTCTCGTAATCGGCAATGTTGCGCTCAACCTGCTGGGTTTCCAGGTCACGCACCGCTTTACCCAGTGAGGTGGCTTTGAGTGCCGCTTCAATGACCTTCTTGGCCTTTTCAATAGAGTTCGAGAAACCGTAGGCCCCGGCGCGACTCATGACCTGGTCGATTTCCCGCTGGTACCGCCCGTAGTTTGGGTCATTGCCGAAGTGCTCACGCAAAATCTTGTTGGCCTCGGCGCGAGCCTGTGCGGCTGCTTTCTCGTACCGTCGCGATTCCTCGATCTTGATTTCCTTCTTGTCGCGCGCGGTCCAGTCCGCGGCCTCCGCTAAAAGCTCCGTCACGCGCTGCAGTCGCATCGCTTGTGGGGTCGAGACCCCGCCATCACCCATTTTGGACATGGCATTGAGCCTGCCCACCTGGGCATTAAGAAGCGCTGTGGCGCTCTTGGCGGTGATCATCGCTTTGGCGGCACCCTTGGAGGTCTCCAGGAGGGACAGGGCCGAGTCGGCGTTCTGCTTCAGGGCGTCGGCCTGCGCCTTATGCACCTCTGCTTCGCGGGCGAGCTTCTCACCCACCTGTGCCTGCACTGACTCCACCGTCTCACCAAATGTCAGCGTTCCGGACTGCAAGCCTGCAATGGTGCGAGCCCACATGTCGTCGACGGAGGTACCAACAATCCGGACAGAAGCGAGTTCATCAGAGGTTGCCTTCGCGCGAGCGTTGGCAACATCGATGATGCCCTTCAACTGGGTTGCCGTATAGGCACCCTGCGCTTGTGCCACTCCCCACATCGCCTGCTGGTAGGCAATCTGGGAATTAATCGCAGCCATGCGGAGCTCGGCCATCTTCTTCGACGCTTCATCAGCTGCCTGAGCAAGACGCGTCAACATAGCTGTGGACTGCTCGCCTACGGCGCGCTGCGCCGCGTCGACGTTGACGATCTTCTCGATGATCCAGTCGCAGGCCTTCTTGACAGCTTCGTAAGCTGCCTTGCCGAAATTCCAGATGGCCTTGGCTGTCTCTATGGCCATGGTGATCTCGCCGGCGCCGATCTGTGCTACAAGCTGAGCTGTCTGTGAGCGTGTATCCGCAAGATTTTTCTCTGCCTTTTCCACTTGCTTTGCAGCCTTGTCGCGGTTTTCCACGCGCTTCTTCTGCTGCTCGTCAAGCTTCGACTCTGCGTCCTCACGAGCCCGCGCGAGCCGTTCCTCTGCGTCCGCAATGCGCTCCGCAGAGGGGTTCTTACCGCTCTTCGCGCGGTCGACAGCCTTCTGTGCGTCGTCGAGCTTGCGCTGAGTAGCCGTATCGTAGCCTGATCCTTCGGCATCGATCTTCGCGAGAGCCTCGCGAGCCTTCGCGAGCTCCTGCTCCCGCTCCGCGATCTCCTCCAGCCCCTCCCTAGCCGCAGCGCGTGTATCAGTCAGACCGCGCTCTGCATCACGAAGGCCACCGAATACTTCAGGAAGGACAGCGCCTGCAAGCTGTAAGCCGTAGCGCGTCGGATTCGTCTTCGCGTTTCCGGCCGCTACAGAAACCGCCGCCGTCAGGTCATCGGCAATGTCCTTCATTGACGTTGGAGCGTCAGCGACCGAGCGGCCACCATCTGCCGGGGTGAGCGCTTCCAGTCCCGCTGCGGTTGCGTCGAGCGTGTTAATCGCCTGCTCGAAGCCACGAATAACACCCGGCATCTGCCCCTCAAAGCGGCGCATTTCCGCAACAAGGTTGTTAATCGCGTCAGCCTGCTTGCCGAGCATATCCCAGTTGCCAGCCGTCAGGATCGGCTCGGGATCACCCGAGAGATTCACGGCTACGCCACCGTGCGGCAGCCAGCCACCCCGGTCGTACAGCTTTGCTCCGAAGGCTGTGGCCAGGAAGTTGAATGTCTCCCCTGCCTTGCCCCAGTTAATCGTTCGAGCTCCAGATGCGGAGCTGATTTCTACACCGTCGACAGAGGTGTTCGTAATCTCCGCATCCTCGTAGCCAGCCGAGTCAGCGAGCGGAAGGTGCGCGTGCTTGTCGAAGGAGGGATGGTCGGCACCAACGGAGCCGCCAACCATGCCGCCACCGTAGGAGCCACCCATCTCGAGATTCGTCCCGCCAGCCGTCGCAGCCGTATGGCCATCTCCGTATGCCGCCACATTGTTGTGCCAGCCAATATTCAGGCTCGTGGCCGGATCACCTAGGCCGGGGAGGAACCCGAGAGCTGCAAGGCCTGCCTGCTCAGTGAACGTCGAGAAGCGCCCAGCGAACGCCACCAGCCCGGCCGCGAAACGTGACAGTCCCGAGACCGCGCCCGAACAGTCACCCCAATCAACCCCGCCACGGACATACGGCGCACCCGTCAGTGGGCGCGACGCCTGCTGGCCACGCGAGGGCAGGCCGTTAGCGAAGTCGAGGACTTCCTGAACAGTCGGCACCGAACCCGGCGCGTCATCGTCGATTTTGCCACCGTCTGCATAGCCGGACAGCTTCGGGAATGTGCCCGCGTTGATGGCTGCGAGCTCACGATCATACTTGTCGGAGCTACGCCGGTTGATCACCCACTCGCCACGATCCACGAGGGTGAGAGGCTTCCCCCACGCATCCACGCCAATAAACCCATCAGTCTCGTGAGTACCGGGGCCGGTCTTTGGCAGCCTCCCGCCAGCAGCATGACCTGTCATCGAACCCCACGCTGCACGGGCCGTATTAACTACAAGCTCAACTTTCTTGCGCAATGGCAGCGCATTGAGCTTATCGATCACACGGCCAATAGAGGAAATGGCGGAATCTGTTCCCTCAACCTTGACTTCGGGTTTGGCAGTCTGCCCATTGAGTTCATTGAGCTTATTCGAGGTGTCTTGTGCTTTGTTATTCGCAAGCTCGTTCGCCAAATCAGCCTGCGGCGTCGGCGTCAACGACGCCAAATAATTCAACTCACCAACGGAAATATCCTTACCCGACCGCAGCTTATCGATAATCAGATCTGCCTCAGGTGTCGGCTTCATGTCATGCAACGCCGCAAGAATCTGGTCAGCCTCCCGTGCAGACCCCTCCAACGGTGTCGTATCCAGCACCATATCCACCGTGTAAGACTTGCTCCCCATGGTGGCAACCATGTCCGCAATTTCACCAAGCTGTGCCCGCGCCTCATCGGAGGTTGCAGACACCCTCACATCGGCTGAACCGGGAATCCGCTCCACAGCCACGCCCAGAGACTCCAGCTGCTTAATAGCTTCCTCGGTCGGCGCTTTAATCTGCACCTGCTGGCCAGTTGGAATGTTCTTCAGCATGACCGACACCGCAATAATGTCCTGCTGAGCTTGGTCTGCCCCCTCCGCTTTCACCAAAGTGGACACCACATCAGGGACCATGCCGTAGCGGTTGGTGAGCTTCTGAACTTGCTCGTCAGTCAGCCCATACTCTCGCTGCAGGGTCTCCAACGCTGGGCGCATACGCTCATAGGCTTCGGTGGCATCAGCACCACCGGCCACAGCCTTCGTATACGAGTCCGATAGTTCAGTGAGCGCATCATTGAGACTCTGGGCGTTCTTGCCTGTCCCCTGGATCTGCCCCTCTTGGTTAACAAGCGCGTCCCCCATGACATCAGACTTATCAGCCAGATTCTGGGAGGAATCCGCCAACCCATCAACTTCTTTAGCGAGCTCTAACATGGCTTGCTGAGCGTTCTCGGGCAACAACCCAAGACCTTGCAGAGCAGTCTTCAGGCCCGACAGCTTCTTATCTGCATCACCACCAGACTCAGCAATCTGCGCAAGCCCATCCTGCAACTTCGCGAACCCCGCGTCGACTCCTTGCGCATCGCGGGCCATTTGCTCCACCGTTGCACGCGTATGCTCCAGTTGGTCAGCAGCACGATTACCAGCATCACCAGACTCACGCAGCTTCGCCACTAACTGGTCAAACTGCGACTCTCCTTCAGCAGCGACCTTCCCCACATCATCCAGAGGAATCTTCAATTCAAGAGCTGCACTCTTCAAAGCCTTGTAGGCATCTTGTGTCTCGCCGATCTCACGGCGATACTCGCGAAAATCCTTACTCCAAAACCCCTGCTGCCAAAATCCCACATCCGGGTCCTCAACGACGTTAAATACCCCGGAATACTCTTCACCAATGGTTTTTAACTTCGCAAGCTCACCTTCAGCGATCCTCGCCGCAGCAGTAAGCCCTTGCTCGTTCAGCGCCCCCGTCGTACCAGCAACAGCAGACTGCAATTCGCGCTGCGCCGCAGCAGAATCACGCGAAGCTTCCGCTAACTTTTCCTGCACCCCGGACGCTTTCTGAGAGGCCCCCACCAGGGACCCTACAACTGCAGCACCGCCCATGATGGCAAGCATCCACGGCCCACCAAGTGCATCTACAACACCGCTAACTGCCTTCTTCGCTCCCCCTGCCATGCCCCCAAAAGCTCCAACGACTAGCCCGGAGGTCTTCGATGCTGTTGCAGCCATAGAGTGCCCAGCACTGGCGAAGGAACGGTCGGCGAAATCCCACACGTTGGTGGTTGTCATCGCAGCAGCTTTCGCAGAATCGGCAGCGTGCTTCTGCGCTTGCGAGAACCTCATGAGAGGGCTTGATGCCTTGCGAGCCCCATCAGCAACGGCGTGGAACGCCGAGGAGCGAGCCTCCAAGGTGGACAACGCTGCCGATGTCAGGGTGACTTTCTCCCCCGCCATGGTCGCAAGTTTTGCCTGCACCATCAGCTCATCACCGAACTGGCGTATAGCCTGCCCGGCAGCGGTTGCACGCGTGCTGATGTTAAGCGTTTTCATTGCGCCAAAGGCAGCAACAGCAGACAGTATGGGGGCTTCAAGCCCCGCCATGGCGGACCCCATACGCATCGCACCCTTGGCAGCGGGGCCGAAAACATCAGCCGCGATATGCGCTGCTTTCCCTACCGTCGCGAATGCAACCTCTGAGGCGTCCCCCAAGGCCCCAACGGCGGTGGTGGCGGCGTTCACCCCCGCCACGAGGGTGCCTTTCATTGCGTCATACGTGCCCAAGGCAACATCGTCGATGGTGTTTTGCAAACGCTCAAGCGCGCCCGGCATCCCCTCAGTCTGGGCAGCCGCCACCTCTGCAGCCTGCCCCTGACGAGTCACCGCCTGCTTCAACTCATCAAAACCTGCTGCGCCCTGCTGGGCTGCAACACCAGCCATTCGTGCGGCATCTGAACCAAACAGGGTTGTGGTCGCCGCCTGATACATCTCCGGAGTCATCGACTCGGATGCTTTCTGCAGCTGCCCCATCAACGCCGGCAAACCAACAAACTTGCCCTGCGCGTCATAGACAGTCAGACCCAGCTCTTTAATGGCGTTTTGGGCGGGCTTACCCTGGTCGGTCAGCGCGAGGAGCGACGTCTTTAGAAGAGTGCCGGCATCTGACCCAGTGATGCCGGCGTTCGCGAACATTGCGATGGCCGTCGAGGTGTCTTCAATCGACACACCAAACTGGGACGCGACTGTGCCAGACTGCTGCAACGCTTGCGCAACATCACCAATCTCAGCCGAGGAGGCATTCGCAGCACCCGCAAGAATATCTGACACACGAGACGCATCATCAGCACTAAGCGAAAACGCCTGCAAAGCCTGTGACTGAATCGTCGCAGCCGTCGCGGCATCAGTTTGTGCCGCAGACGCCAACTGCAGCGTACCTTTAGCGGCAGACATCGCCTCATCAACGCTAAAGCCACCTTTGGCGAGCTCTGTCATTGCAGCTGCGGCGTCAGCAGCCGACGTTGCAGTCAACGAGGTGTCATTACCCAGCTGGCGGGCACGCTCCGCCACAGCCTGAATCTGCTCCCCCGTCGCCTGAGACACAGCCCGCATCGTGTTCATCTGCGAGTCAAACTCAACGCCTGCCTTAACCACGGTCTTGGCAATCTCAGCACCGCCCATGGCCACACCAAGCGCGGCACCCATCTTCCCCGCAGTGGCAAGAGCCCCCTGCAGACCACGCTGCATCTTCGGGACAAAGCCCTTCGTGTCAGGCTCGATAAGGATATCGATTTTTCCGCCGGCCATAGGAAAACTACTCCCCTCTCATCGCAGCCCGAAGGTCTGCAAGCGTCCCAAACTTCCTCTTTGAAGTTCCTTGTTTCTGCTGTTTAGTTCTCGTCACGAGCTCCTTGACAAGCTCATCCGCCACACGCTTCGGACGGTGGGCCACCGGCGTGATCATCGGCTGCAGAGGTGGTTTCACCCCGGCGCGCTTCTGTTCCGCTCGGCGGCGTTTTACTTCAGGGTCATCCGGGTCCGTAATCCACGATGCGTATTCGGATGTGAGCCAGTAATCCAGACGATCAACGAGCATGGCCACGTTTTCGTAGTGGTCCGGCCACTGGTCTAGCCCATCAATGAGTGCCCTGATGTCTCCGATGTAGGTGTGCTCGAGGATTTCACGAAAATCAACGTGGTACTCCCGTCTAAAACCGACTAGAAGACGCGCGAACTCGGTGGGGTCAGTTAGGAAATGTGACCAGGAAAAAAACGCCCATCCCCATCACGTAACCCGGCGATCATACCGATCTTCACCAGTACACGACTAATTGTCGATACCGCCTCATTAAGAAGTCGAGTGCTGAACTTTTCCTTCGTCTCATCATCAGAGCAAGACAGAAGATTAATACTTTCCTGCACCAACTTGTCCACTGGCAGTGGCTCATCAGGGTTCCACAGGCCGATATATGCCTGGGCTTCTGCGCCAGTAAAATCACGCCGAATGGCAAGCGTAATGCCATCGAGCTCAATATCCTGCGGCTTACCGCCCTTGACTGCAAGGGCTGCGTCGATGATGTCAATGGGGGCCGGTTTCTTTGTGGCCATGAGTAGTTCTCCTTCTCGGAAAAATGGGGTTAAAAAGTTGGCGGGTTCAATGTTTTTTGGAGGCGACCCGCATGCGCCTCCACCGGAATTTAGTGGGACTCGGTACCCGTAGCCCGGACGGGGCGGGAGACGCCGGCTTCTCAGCCTTCTCCGCCTTCATGCCCTCCGGCAGCTCCGGAATGACCTCCTGCAGCGGGGCGAGGAAGGACACATCAAACTCCCAACCGTCAATGGTCTGGCCATCGATAGCGGCACGGGTGGCCGGCCCCTTGAGGGTCACGCGCGGGGAGTAGAAGAACGCGGCGTCCTCACCGTCCTCCACGCGGATGAACAGGGCGAACTCCTCGCCAATGCCTTTTTGCATGATATTGTTGCCGTTTTCGTCGACAACGATCTTTCCGCCCTGTAGGCGGGTCAGCATGGTTGCCTTGGTGTTATCCACCGCGCGGAACTTCATGCCCTCCTTGAGAGGTTCACGGGCCACCTTGTACGGCGCCTGACGGTAGTTAAACACCTGCTTCTCAGTCACGGACTGTTCGCTGGTCTGCTCGAATCCGGCTTCAATACCACCGTAGGCGTCCCACCCCTTGATGGTGGCGGCACGAAGGTCGCCAGCAGGAAGCGCGGTATCAGCCGGTGCACGGTAGGCATCACCGGTGAGCCACAGATGGGCCTTATCAGGGTTAGCTGTCGTTACAGCCATGAATCATCACTCCTTGAGTTAGTTTGACCTGTGTCGAATATGGATCTGGAATCGCACAGGTGCATAAAAAAGCGGCCTGTCTTGGCCGCGTCCAAAATCGTAAAGCTGAACGGGTCCGTCCAGCCACGTCGCATTAAAAGCATTCTGCTCATCGACGACGATATTTTTTGCTCTGCCGAGCAACTCGCCCGCCATCGCGGCGGCTTTCCACACAGTCACATCAGGATCCTCACGAAGCCCAGAAACGTCACGCCCTGGAGCCCAGGGGGTCACCTGAACAATAAGGCGCCGCATAAACGGCGAATCCCCCACATGCCCCGTCACCGCCACCAAACAATGCGGCTTAGTCAGAGGGTCAGGAAGATTACGGGTGGTGATCCGCCCGCCGTGGAGAAGCTCCATGAACTCCGGCTTGGCAGCAAGCCACCGACGGATCGTTCCCGCCACGTATGGAAGTGGCTCCACTTTATGTCATCCTCCCTCGCTTCGGTCTCATGCCCGTATATCGGCCAAAGGTCATTGCCGTGGCTGTCAGAGAGGCGTGCGCTGGTGTTCGGCGGGTGCCGTACTCCTTGTAGATGGATGTTGGGTCATTGTCCACGACGCGGACTGTGGCATCCTCGCCACGCTCAGCCATGCCGCCGCGATATGCTCCGGAGACCACAGGCGCGATCGACTTCGCAATATCGACGATCTCACCGGCGATCTGCATTCTGGCGTCTACAGTTTTCTGCCGCGTCTCGCGTATCAACCGCTTCTGAAACAGGGTCAATCTAGCTGGCATGGTCTTTCTCCTTCGCACGCCGCACCCGCACCGCCACATACTCCGGAACCTGGCCTGGGATACCACGTGGCATACCATCAGTGATCGCCTGCCAACACTCACCCGATGGAGAGTAAAACTCGTCATCTGCCGAGACTTCACACGGAGGAGAAAACAAACACAAGCGTTCATCACGAACGCCCCCGTCCGCCGTTGTCTCCTGAAAGCCCGACCACAATGGCGATTGAACCAGACCCCGACCACTAACCTTCACCCGGCGCGGGGGGAGGGATTCCCCGGTCTCCGGGTCTTCGCCAGAGGCGGGGCTGGTGGTCTCAAGTGTCCATCCGGGCTGTAGCCACATCAGTGTCGGTCTCGTCATAGCCACGGCTCCTGCGGGACTACCTTGGCGCTAGGCGTGATGCTGAACATTCCGCCTGCTGGTCCGTCAGAGAGCAACGCGTACTCGTCGGAGGTGAGATACAGAGTCGACTCCTTCGAGAGACCACCGCCTGTTTCCCACTCGACGGTGACCTCCGGGTAGGACAACTTGTCTACTTTGTCGCGAGCTTCACGGTCGAGGACTCGCGTCACCATGTCTTCGACAACTCCGGCCACGACAACCGGGTTCAGGGTCCCGAGTGTAACGCGTTCTTCGAGAGTGGGGAATCGCTGCGCGATGAGGGCCTCGGCGCGCATCACCCAGCGCGTCGCGCGCGTAGGGTCTGCGTTTGGCCACACATCCTGCGGATCGTCAGTTAGCCATCTGGCCATACTGGCCCCTTCCTCTACTAGCTTTCTGCTACGGTTGTCCCCTCGTTGATGTCACCTGCTGTCGGAGGATCGACGAGCGGGGAATCGCCGGGGTACTTCGGCACGATGACGGGGTTAGATGTATCAGCCCAGACTTTGGCGTGGTCGAGCTTGCCTTCTAATCCCGGCTCGAAGCGAAAGCCTTTCTTCACGTACCAGTTCTGGAGAGAAGCTGTTGGCTTGTCGCACTTGCCGTGGATGAACACATCGGCGTCGATCGTGCCGTTAAATGTTCGGTTCGGTGCGTACAGCATTCAGGCCTCCTTATGCTGCTGCGCCGGTCAGGTTCACGTGGGCGACTGCTGCCGCCTTCGTGGCCTTCAGCGCGACGGCGACCGGGCCGAGTTCGACCTCGCCTCGCTTGACTGCGCCTGCGGTAGAGAAGTCGGGGGTCCAGGTTCGCATGAGCTGACCGCTCGTGGTGGTCACGGCGTGGAAGCCGTCCTGTGCGAGTCGGATCGCGTAGAGATCGGTTACGCCCTTGGTTACGGGGATAATCGGATCATTGGAGCCCGCCTTGGTGCCTGCGTCAATCAGGTAGACATTCCCGATCTTCTCACGCTGCAGCTCATGGCCTGCGGAGTTGAGAAGTCCCTCGACAGGTGCCTGCACGTACTGCGCCGAGCGACGAGCAGCGGAACGAATCTTAGCCAGCACGGCGGTATTGCCAATGAGTACGGTCGGCGGGCCGTCAAGCTCTGCGAAGAGAGCGTCCAGCGCGTCGTAGACAGCGAAGGCACCATCGGTCGTGCCAGCCGTGGAGAAGTCCAGCTTGTCCTTCAGCTCAGTGGAAGAGCCCTTGAGAGCCTTCTTCAGGCCGTCGAAGCTGTTCTCATCCTTTTCGGCGTCGCCGTTGATCACGGCATCGAGGAACTTCGTCGTGGATGCCTTAATCAGCTGCTGCATCTGGAAAGTTACTTCGTCCGTTGCAGCTGGGCCGATATGGGCAATTACACGGTCGATGTCGTATGCGCCGCCGAGCGGATGCAGGTCGACGGAGAACTTCTCCGTCTCTGCCACCTCGGGTACGTACTCGGTGTTCAGCGGGCGGAACTCTGCCGCACGCTGAGTCTTAACACGGCGGTAGGAGTACGTCAGCGTTGCGCCACCTCCGGCCGGGTTGACCGCCTGCACAAACGGCAGGAGATCAAGCAGAATAGAGTTCTTGCGGAACTCGTCAATCACGGCCGTGTCGAACGCACTCGTGGCGTTCAGACCGGCCTGTTCAAGAGTTACAGCCATTATTTACCTTCCTTCATGGCAACTTTTTCAATCTGTTCACCGACAACCTCGTTCGTCAGCCCCATTCGGAGCGCCGCGTTAGGTCGTCCTTTGCCCGTAGATGTCCATCCCTGGGACGGATCGAGAGGACGTTTATCAAATCCAAAGAGCTTCGAGAGCTCCTGTACGTCCTTTGCGATCTCCTCAGGGGTTTCTCCACGGACGCGATCTGCCATCTCGGCAGGCAAATGCGCATCACTGAGCGCTGTCTTCACGCGATCGATCCGCTCGGACTCCTTGACAGAGTCCATGAACTTCTCCATCGCGCTGAATTTTTCTGCCATCTCGGCAAAGCGTGTTTCCAAGTCCTTCTTCTCCCCCTTCAGACGTTCATTTTCAAACTCGGCGTTCTTCGCCTTCGCTTGCCATTCCTGTCGCTTATCTCGCTCCTTGGCAAGATCACCGAGAACAGCCCGCTTCGAGCCTCGTCCGGCACCGTTTTCTCCGTCCGAGTTGTCTTCATCTCTCCCGTCTGAATCGCCTTTCCCGGAATCATCAGAGGTGTCTCTCTTCTCCCTCTCGGCTCCCTTTGGCGATTCGTTGCCATCCTTGCTCTCGTCAGCTGTGGGGCCTCCGCCTACTTCTCCGCTGGGTGTTCCCTCAATGAAGCGGAGCCAAAACGGGTACTTTACTTTCATCTGATCTTTCCTCCCATCAAAAAACCCGCTACCTCACTTTTGAGGTAACGGGTGTTCTTTATTTTCTTTGGTTAGCGCAACGCTAGCCCCTCTGATCTAACGGCATGAGTAGTCGGCCGTTTTACCCATGCCGTCATCTCGGTTATGTTGCCCCTATTCTTTTCTGCTACTTCTCCAGTGCTTTTTCGCACCCAATAGCATGGAGTCCCCTCTGGCTGAGAATCGTTCGGCATCACATGAAAGATGTAATCGTCTTCAAACCCAGCACGGTCAAAGGTCCCGATAGGTCTACCCGAGAATTCTGATGCCCTCATAATCGCATCTCTCAATGTAGCTACATTACTGCTCATGCTCGGCTCCTTTCACAATACGGACGGTTCTTTCGCCGGGTTTAAAACCCAACAAACTAGCCCACCCATAGCTTCCAGGTCTTGCAACTTCCAGCTCGTATTCTACATCGTAATGACGGTTTTGAGGGTCTTCAATCACCAATCCTTGCAAAGTCTTCTTCCAGAAAACTACGTGTGCATAGCCGACAATTCCGCGGTATCGCAAAACACCAAACGCCCCGACCTCCATCTCATTTAGATGCTGTCTAACTTCTGCAAATTTCATTGCATGGGTGTTGGTTTCACTATCGTGCCATACCGGATGGTTTCCCTTATCGTCAGTCCACGTTGCTACCGATTGCCTAGCATTTTCTCGAGGCTCACCCGCGATAGCCTCAATATCGCTGTAACCAACTTCCATCATCGCGCGAGCCTGCACGCATCGCACGCAGTTTTTCATGTCGCCGGTCGGATTAACTTCCGTAGGAGACTTTCCACCAGTCTTATGCCTCTTCCTCGATACTCCAAGCAGCCTTTTCGGTGGTCTTCCCAATTCTATTGATCCGCCAACCGATACTGGCCTGATATACCCCTGTTCCTTGAGCATCTCCCACCGCGTGACAGGGTCTTTGACACTCATAATCGCATCGACAGACATGCGCCGACGACTTTCTTTACGCATCCATTGTGAGCGAACCCTAGTGAAGCC